ATGGATGCGGCTCAGAAAATAGAAGCTTCCCAGAGAATGAGCGAAATAGTCTCCACGGGCATCTCCAACGCCAAGTCGAGCCTTAGCTACAGCAGTTACTCTGCACCTCAGACAGTCGAGTCTAAATCACCCTCTTGCTATGACATTGGCAGATCTTATGGTCGAACGGCGGGAGCGGCATTTAGGGGTGAAGAAGTGTCCGAATCCGATGACTCGGTAATTCCTCCGCGGTGCCGCAACAGATCGGATACCGCAGCAGGCATAAAGGCTGGCATGTGACCCGGGTCGGCGACCCGAGCCTTGCCTCCCGATACTGCAGCAGTAGCGTGAGATTCGAGCCTCAGGCCGCGTCACAAGCGGCCTGTGCACCTCTCCTGTCTAATACGGTTCGGCCTGTTTCAGCGACTTTCGCCCAGTAAAACCGAGATGCTTTTGAGCGGTATTAGACAGCCCAGACCACCCTCCTCCGGCGTTCTGCCGAACTACTCCAAATCCCTCTCAGACTCATCCAGCGCCCACAGCCTGGCTGCCTCGGCAAGCTCGAGCATGTCGACCAGATCACCGTCATCGACCTCCTTTCGGCGGTGCCCGGCATAGGCCATCTCGCTGAGTACTGCTGCGCGCCCATCAGGATCAGCCACCAGGGCAACCTGGTCGTTCAGCTCGTCCAGCCAGGCCTGCGGAAGCTCAGTCGCCATAACTGCCCACCGCCCGACACCACCACGACTGGGCATACAACACACCGTCGATTTCCTCGACACCGTTGATGTTGATCCCGAGCTGGGCCATGCCATTGAGCTTGGCGTCGTGCAGCCGGGGGATGATGTCGGGACCGGGGGACGGGTTGAACACCCACGCCTGGGTCGAAACCCGGCCCAGCGGCTCACTGTGGTGGTCACCGATGTGGATGTCGGCCCGTAGGGGTTGGACCGTCCTGAGTTGATCGGAAGGGATGGCCACGCCATTCACGCGGCGGCGAACGAGGAGGAAGTACATGCTGCACCAGACACTGTATATGGATACAGTATTTCAGCATCAGGCAAAGCAATCGCGCCAGTACCGCCCGGCGGACTACGATTGCTTGCTCAGTTAGGAGATCGACGCATGCGGCCCAATTAGTGAACCGGGCCAGCAGGGCCGCCTAACGCTTTGAGCTGATAGTCGGTGACCGCCTGGAACTGCGACTCAGCGATCAAGCGCAACCGCTCGACTTCATCGGCTGGCCTGCCGGCTCCCTGGGCCTCGTGATAACGCCTCATGGCGTCCACGGCGTCGGTGTACATGGGATGGTCAGGGTAAAGGATCGGCGGCTTACACTTCATCGGGGTTCCATCCTAAGGACGTCATCACTGAATGGTAGCCGGTGCCCGACCTGCTTGGATTAACTGGTAATCGATAACCGCTTGGTATAGCGAATCCGCCAATAGGCGTAGACGCTCGGCCTCTTCGGGAGGAGCACTACGGTCCTCGGCCTGGTGATATTCCCGCATGGCGTCGATGGCCTGCTGAATCAGCGGCTCGCCGGCCTCGACCATTCCTATAAACGTGCGCTTGTCCAATACCGTGCCCTGGGCAATTGAAGGACAGAGTATAGGACGCGTTGCGTGTGGATATAACAGGAGCACTAGTGACTCCGAGATCGAGCGCTGGTATTATCCGGCTACGCTAGCTTGCCATTCATAGGGACCAAGGTAGCTAGAAGCCCTGGACACCAGCATCCAGGGCTTCGTTTTTTCTGCGGGTCATCTACGGCCTCTTCATCCGTTCAACCACAGCCTCGCAGGCCAGGCCGGCTATTCGACTTCGCTCAAGCGCTTCCGCGAGGCCTCCCGCCATTCGGTCAGCTTCCTCAAGCAATCCCCCGAGCACCACGACGGCAGAGGTTCCTGCCTGGCGCTGCTGGGCAGCGATGGCGTCGCAGGTGGCTCGGTGGCCATCCCGCAGTCGGGCGATTTCCCCACGCAGCCCGCCAGCAGCAAACTCAGCAGCATCGGCCCGGCCTTGAGCCAATTCCAGTTGTTGTCGTGCATTCTCACCTTCCTCGTCCGCCACGGCTTGGCGGCGCTGCTCTTCGGTTCTGGCCTGGGCGGCTGCGCGCCGGTCGCGCTCGGAAACCTCCAGGCGGTAATCGGACAAGGCCTTATCGGCTCGGGCGGTATTCGCGCGCGCATCAGCCGCAGCACCATCAGCGATCACAACCCGGTACTGCTGGCCGCCGGCAATCAGCACCAGGGCGATCAACCACCAGCACCAGGCCGGCACTGCGCCGAGCCAGGTCATGCTGTCTCCAGGAACAACTCGCGCTCAGCGGCGCGGCGCCGGGTCAGGCCGGCCAAAACCTGCCCGCCAGCCTTGTTCCAGCGCGAGAACTGTTCGGCAGCAGATTTGTAGTCGCCAGCATTGATCAGCCGGCGAAGCGTGGACGATTCGAGATTGGCCGCACCCAGGTTGTAGGTGAAGCTGATCAGCGCATCCCACTGGTTCTGGTTCAGCGGTGCGGTGATCAGTCGCTCCACCTCAGGCTCGAAGCGCTGCACGTCGTTCAGCAGCATGCGCTCGGCCTGTTCCTTGCTGATCTTCATGCCGGCCTGCACGCCCCTGGTGGTTCCGTAGCCAATCGTCCAGACCCCGACTGAATCTTGATAGGCCTGCAGGCGCAGGCCCTCGAATGACTTGATGAGGCTCAAGCCGCGTTGCGATGTACGCATTGGGTTTCTCCAGGCGAAAAAAAGCCCGCGCTAGGCGGGCGTGGGTTGATTACGGGGTGCGTCAGGCGACAGGCGCTTCAGGCTCAGGCACCGGATCGGCCGGGTCTGCGACAGTAATGGCTACCGTGGCGGTGTAGTCCTTCAGCACCTGTGCGACACAGACCTGGGCGGCCGGGAACTGGGTCAGGATCTCGCGTGCACGGGCGTCGGCCTCCTCCTGTGTGGCGTAGCGGGTTTTGTTGGCAACTTCGTAGTCATTGCTCAGGTTGATGGCAACAAATGGCATGGGTTTTCTCCAGGTAAAAAGAAGCCCGCTCGATGGCGGGCATTGGGTAAGTGTTGCGTTCAGGTTTTAGGGTGTTGCTGCTTGACCCGTTGCAGGGTCGTGTAGAAAGGTTCGGCCTTGGGCATCGCCCCTTGGTCCATGGCGTGCCAGAGCATGTCCAGCTGCTCTTCAATGGGCGGGTAACCGTCCCGGCGCGCCAGGTCGTAACTCACGTCGGGCGTGTAGGGCTCGAACTCGCCGTTGATGTATTTGAAGCGGCCGTGTGGGGCCGTCCCCAAGTGAAGCCGGCCATTTTGGGCGTGGTCATTCAGATGCAGGCGCTGGGAAGTGCCTGACTGAATAACCACATGCTGCTGGTCCGTAACAAAGTACGAGACAACCTCGAATGGGTCGCCATTCTTCGGTATCACACTGTCATTCATCGCTTACATACCATGGCAAAAATAGAGGCTCCTACGGTGTTGCGGGCCTCCGTGGAAGCAAGTGTGTAGGTGTGCGTTCCAGGTCCTGGATAGTCAATCACCCCGCGGCTAGCTACCGTGGCGTCCCTTGGCCTTTCCACCCAGACCGTTTGCCCATTCCTCGACATCACGATGTCGGAGTAGTAGCTCTGAGTGAGGGACCCGATCAGGAACACCGGATAGTTACCATCAAGCGTGATCGTCAAGGTGACCGTATTGGCAGCAGCGAAGGCACCCACGGGGACGGTCACCGCATTGCCACGGATCCGCAGGGTGTCCACCTCCGCCTCGCCGATCTTCGCGGTAGTGATGGCACCATTCGTGATCTTGGCATTTCCGATACTTGCGTCCCGGATATACGCATCACTGATGAACGTCTGGTTGCCGACCACGGCAAACGGGCTTGAAACTGCATCGCCAGAAGGGTTGAGAATCGCAAACCTGTTTGCCAGGATCGCGAACGTCGATTGCACCGCGCCTTTGGAGTTGTCGATGCTAAGACCAAACCCGGCCACATGGCGGATGCCATTGGCGGTGATCTGAACCTTGACAACTTCCGAGGCGTTCGCCACGCCATTGAGCTGGTTGAGCGTCGTGCTGACTCGTTGTACAGATGCAGTCGTGTCCTCCAAAGTCGACTGCGTGGTCTGGAGCTGCTGACTGAGCGCCGAGTCAGCGTTGGTGCGTGCCGTTATCTCGTTCTGGATCGCTGCCTGGGCGTCGCCTACCGACGCGTACAGCCCGTCGATACGCTGCGCCTCGGCTGTCAGCTTGTCGCCCTGCTGGGTGACTGTCGAGGTCAGCGACTCAACCACACGGCTGGAGGCTGATGGCCCCACTCGTCCGACGGCTATCCAGTGAACGTCGAACACCGAGGCCAGGTCATTTGCAAAGTTGAACCGCAAACGACCGATGACACTCTTGATCCAGTCGTCCCCGCCCGTGGTCGGATTGGCCATATCCCACTCCACCACGGCCGATTGGCCGACGGCGAGGTTCGGGTTAGCGGCAACATTCCGGTACTCCGCCGCAAAACCATGGCTTGCAGTTGCATAAAAGAGCGTGCCTGTCCATGCAGATGCCCCACCTCCACGTCGAGTGATAGCGGCTCGCACCCGTGTGTACTGAGCCCCAGCGATGCTCAGCGTCAAGCCGCTACCGCTGCTGACCAACTGAGGATCGGGCGTGGTCGGTGTAACGGTGAGCACACCGTTCGAAACGGCAAGAGTGGCATTGCCACCCGCCCATCCCTCGGTGGTTGTCTCGAACTGCCACAGCGAGCCGGGAGCAGGGTCGAGGCCCGAGGCGCCCAGGCTGCTCTGGATCGCACCCACGCTGTTGCTCAGGTCGACGAGGCTAGCGGACTGGCTAGTGTTGACCCCTTCAACCGCCGCAACGCGGTTGGTCAGGGTCTGCACCGCCGCAGCCTCTGCTTTGGTGGCGACCTGGGATAACGCCGACTGGGCGGCGGTCGCAGCATCGGTGGCCGCCTTGTCGGTGACTGCCACCCAGGCACTGCCGCTCCAGCGTTTCGGGGTGTTCGCGTTACCCGTGGTGTCGATCCACAGGTTTTGCGCTAAGCGCTTGTCAGCCGCCGGGGCGCTCGAACCGTAGATCACCTCCCCCTTCGCGCCAGCCGCCGTTGCAGCAGCCTGAGCGGCCTGCTGGGCCGTGGCGACATTTCCATTGGTCGTGGTAAGGCTATTCTCAAGGCTCGTGGTCCTCCCGGCCACACTGCTCAAGGTGCCGCCCTGCTGGTTCACGACCGAGGTCAGACTGTCGACCGCCGCCGAGGTCGCGGCATTGCTGGCTGCGTTGACTTGACCGTTGTCCCTCCATCCAGTCATCCGTGCGCCGTATTCAAGCTGCGGCCTGGCCAACTCCGCGTTACCGCTCGTCACCGATCCTGTGCTGCTGTAAATGCGGTAATAGACATGAAGCTTCGCTGCTTCGGCAGGTGCAACGCCGCTGAACTGCTTACGATCCCCTGTTGTAGTAATCGGCAACAAAGCAGATGCAGGAGCGGAGATAGCCACACCTGCCGCGTTGAACCACTGCAAGAAGATGCGCAGACTAAGTCCAACCGTGCCCCGGATGTGGACAGAGGCGGTGACCGTTTGCCCTGGGGCAACTGCTGGCCTGCGATCAGGGTCAGCGCCCTGTGGACGAAGAGACTTGTAGCCAGAGCCGGTGCTGGCAGTGAAGCCAGAACCCACAATCCTTTGCGCCTTCTCACCTGAGTTCAGCCAGGAATCAACCAAGGTGTCGACGGTCGTTACAGAGCCCTCCAGACTCCAGCCATCCGCCACACCGCTCAAGCTCGCATACTTCGCGAACGCCGGGTTGTAGAATAAGTTCTCGCCGCCGATATCCCCGATGGAGTTGTCCAGCTGGGTCAGTTGGCTGGACGCTGAACTCAGGCCGGCCTCAGTGGCTGATACCCGGCCAGCGACCGCTGTAGTGGCCGCGGCGTTGACCGCGATACCGGCTTCGTTGACTCTCCCGTTATCCCGCCAACCAGTCATGGTGCTGCCCAGTTCCAGCTGCAGCCGATCCCACTCGCACCAGCCGGTAGTGCTGGTGCCACTGACTGGCCCCCTAATCCGGTAGATGATCCTGACCGAAGCGGCGCCAGCAGGGGCAGGCGCTGAGGTCCGGCTGAAGCGCTGCCAGGCCTCGGGAGCAGTCGACGCATTTTGCGAGGTAGCTCCATCAGTGCTGATGTGAGCCCCAGTCGAGTCACGCCACTGGAAGTACAGCTGGGCAATGAGGCCATTCGTAGCTCGGAAATGACCCGAAATGGTCAGCACCTGTCCCTCGGACACACCAGGCCATTTTGGTGTGTCCTGTACCAGGTCGACATAGCTGCTGGCATTAGGGAGGGTCACCCCCAACCGCAGAGCTTTCCCTGACGGATCCAGGGTAGACGCCACAAAGTTGGCCGATAGCGTAGAGCCGTTGTTCCCCAGTACCCAACCGTCCGGCAACCAAGCCGTGCTCGCATTGACCACGTCCAGCGACGGGTTGTACAGCAGGTTCTCGCCGCCAACTTGGCTTAGCGATGTATTGATATTGGTGATGGCCTGGCCGTTGGCCGTGATCGCCGCGCCGTGCTGATCCACCGCATTGCTCAGCGCCTGAACTGTGGCGGCTTCAGCCTTAGTCGCCACCTGACTTAGGGCGCTGGATGCTGCGGCTGCGGCATCGGTGGCCGCCTTGTCCGTCACAGCCACCCAGGTGGTACCGTTCCAGCGCTTCGGCGTATTGGCATTGCTGGTGGTGTCGATCCACAGGTTTTGCGCTAAGCGCTTGTCAGCCGCCGGGGCGCTCGAACCGTAGATCACCTCCCCTTTTGCGCCTGCTGCGGTCGCGGCCGCCTGAGCGGCCTGCTGGGCCGTGGCGACATTTCCATTGGTCGTGGTAAGGCTATTCTCAAGGCTCGTGGTCCTCCCGGCCACGCTGCTCAAGGTGCCGGCCTGCTGGTTCACGACCGAGGTCAGACTGTCGACCGCCGCCGAGGTCGCGGCATTGCTGGCCGCGTTCACCTGGCCGTTATCACGCCATCCGGTCGCTCGCCCTCCATACTCTGCTTGAGGGCGCGCGTACTCGACCGTACCGTTGGTAGCAGTGGCGGTCATTGCGTGGGTGCGGAAGTAGACGAATGCCTCTACCGCCCCGACTGGAGCTACCGCCGAAAATACCAATCTGGCCCCCGCCGCAGCCAAAGGCATAAGGGACGACTGTGGTGCACCTATCCCGGTATTGCCTGCCGCGTTCACCCACTGGATGATAATGCGTGTGCCGATGTCGCCATCGATCTTGCGAGCGTATACCGAAACGGTCACAGCCTGGCCTTCGCTGACCTTGATTCGCTTGGCCCATACAGATCGCAAAGACTTATATTGACTGCTATTGGTCAGCCCCGTGGCGACGATTCTCTGAGCCTTTTCGCCACTGCTCATCCATGACGGAACGATAGTGTCGATGCTGGTCGCTGACCCTTCCGGCTCCCACCCTTCAGGCGAGCCATTCGCGCCTGCAAACTTGTTGAAAGACGGGTTGTAGAACAGGTTCTCGCCGCCGATGTCGCCAATGGACGCGACCAATTCTGTCAGCGACTGCCCCTGCGCAGACAGGGTGTCTCCATGCGCTGCCACTTCGTTGCCCAAGCTCTGGACGGCCGAGGCGTCGGCCTTGCTGTCGACCCTGCCAGTGAGCGAGGTCAGGGCCTGGCTCTGCGACGTGAGCTGCTGATCTTGTGCCGCGTCCTTTTGTTCGGTGGCTGTGACGCGATTACTGACCTGCTGCAACGACTGAGAACTGGCCTTGCCGTCGATGCTGGTCTGCATCCCATCCATGCGGGAAGCCTGTGACGACAGCTTGCCCTCGGCCTCACTGACCCGGGTGGCCACGTTGTTGACCACGGTTGCATCGGCCTTCAAGGCGACCTGAGACAGCGCCGACTGGGCGGCGGTCGCAGCATCGGTGGCCGCCTTGTCCGTCACAGCCACCCAGGCACTGCCGCTCCAGCGTTTCGGGGTGTTCGCGTTACCCGTGGTGTCGATCCACAGGTTTTGCGCCAAGCGGTCAGCGACAGCCGGGGCCGCTGACTGGATGATCACCTTGCCCTTCCCGCCCGCCAGTGTGTTTGCCGCATCAGCAGCCTGCTGCGCGGTGGCCACGTTCTGGTTGGTGGTAGTCAGGCTGGATTGCAGTCCGCCGATCTGCGTAGCCTGGGCCGTAGTCCTGCCATCCAGCGTCGATACTTCGGTTTCCACATCCGATACGCGCGCAGCCAGCCCGTTCGCTGTCTGCACCGCCTGGCCAACGTCGGTCCAGTAGGTGGCATTGGGCGGCGGGTTGCCGGCCGGCACGTTGCCTTTGGCCTGATACAGTTTGCCGTCCTCGCCCAGTACGCCTTGAGCAGCGGTGTAGGCCTGGTCGGGCTTGTACGGCATCGAATCGGCCAGGTCAGCAATCTGGTCAATCTGCTCCTGCAATTCAGCCTGAGCTTCCGAAACGCTCTGGCCGACAGCGGTGATCTGCTGCTCCAGGTTGCCCTTTGTGCTGGCCAGCGCGTTGTTGACCTCGCTGATCTGCTCAGCCAGCTCGGTCTTGGCGGCACCCACTCGCTCGTTCACCGAGCCAGGGCCATTGCCTTCGATAAGGTCGATCTTCTCGGTGAGCTGCTGACCCAGGTGGCTTTCGAGGATCTCGCCAGCGATCTGCTCAAGAATTGGCCCCGCATCGGCGCTGGCTGCACCGGTCACCAAGTTGCCCTCAACAGGGAAGAACGGTCCAATGTTGCCAGTGCGGTCGACCAGGCGCGCCCAGAAGTAGAAGCGCTGCCCGGCCCGCAAGCCCTGCATCACATACTCGTTCTGTGGGTACGACAGGTCGGCCAGCTTGGTGGCCAGGCCAAGGTCAGTGCCCTCGCTGTACCACAGTTCGGTGCGCTGGGTGTCCTCGGCGCCGGCCGGGAAACCCCACTTGATACCGATGCCGAACAGCAGGCTTTCGGTGTCGAGGAAGGTGACCGCAGGCGGCTGGCCTTCCTTGCCGTTGAGCTGTGTGAGGACAGAGCTTTTCCAGATCGAAGCAATGTCGAAGGCGCTGACCGCACGCACGCGCGCCAGGTAGGCGCCGGCATAGATCCCGACAACATCCACAGAGGTTGTGCCGACACGCTGCAGGCTCACCCAGTTACCGTTGTCCTTGCGCCACTCCACGTCATAGGCGACAGCACCTTCAACGGCCGCCCAGGCGATGGTCATGGTGCTGACCGCGATGCCTTGGTCGATCATGTGGGCGGACGACAGAGTCACGCTGGCCGGTGGCTGCACGGTGGTCACCGGAATGACGCTGATCGGGCGCTCGTCCAGCTTGGCGCCGGTGTCGATGGCCGCGAACTTGCTGGGATTGAACTCGAGAGCGGTGATCTCGTAATCGCCTTCCTGGGTGCGAGTAGTCTTCAGCACCCGGAACAGCTGGACGGCCAGATCGTCGTAATCAATCGCCCACTGCAGTTCTGGCTCCGGCTGCACGCCATATGCAGTGGTCACCGTCACTGCTCGCCCAGCAACCGACTGCACGGTGCGCGCCTGGGCGGTACCGTTCGGCAGGTTCAGGATCAGCCGGTCACCAGCTTTGATCGGCGTGTCACGGTCCAGGGTGATAACGCGGCCAGCTGCCGCCGAGATTCGTCCACCGTTCGGACGACCCGCCACCAATTCGTCAGCTACGGGAATGACGTAGCCAGGCAGGGGAATCCGGCCTTCCATGCCGGTCTTGAAGGTGACGGTGCGATCCTGACTGTTACTCAACAGCGCCCACTTGCCGCGGCGCTGGGCTTCGGACGCACGGGTGCAGCCGATGGCCGAGATCTCCACCGGCCGGTCCCGATAACGGCGCTGAAGCGCATTGTCGGTCACCGGGATCACGTCGGTGTCGTAGTTGTTGGCCGGGTTGTCGTAACTGACCAGGGCCCGGCTGTAGTGCGTGTTGCGCTCGGCGCCGCCATACACGAACTCGCCGTCGATGACGTTGGCCCGGGTGAAGACGTAGTCGATATCCTGGGCGCGCGGCATGTCCGCCTGCATGAACAGGGAACCGTGAGCCCAGTACACCATGCCCCGGTAGATGGCCGACAGATCGCGCAGCAGAGTCCAGGCCTCGGCGCGGCCCTGCAGGTTCAGGTCGCAAAGGTAACGCGGCTCCTGCCCACCCTGCCCGTTCGGCACGAGCTGGTCGCAGTACTGGGCGATGCGGTACATCTCCCACTTGTCGACCATCCACGACTTTATGCGCTTGCCCAGGCCGAAGCGATCTTCCACGCACACGCCATAAGTGACGAACGCGGGGTTGTTGGTCCAAGCCTGCTTGAAGGTGCCGTCCCATACGCCGGTGTAGGTACGCGCAATAGGATCGTAGTTGCTCGGCACAGGCCAGCGCTTGGCCTTGCACTTCACTGTCACAGCTGGGATGTTCTGGAACTGCTGAGCATCGAACTCGATGTACAGCAGCGCGGTATTCGGGTACCGCAGCTTCTCGTCGATGATCTCGGTGTAGCCGGCGATGGTCATCGTGTCAGCGATGGTGCCGCTGTTGGCGTTCGGGGTGATGCGGCGCACGCGCAACATCCAGCCGGAGGTGGCCGCCGGCAGATTCACGCGCACCGAGCGCTGATAGCCGTTGGTGGTCTTGCCGTCCACGGCGCCCAGGTGCGCTTCCACGTATGCGCCGCCATCGGTAGCGATATCGATCGCGTACTCAATACGGTAGCCGTTGGTGTTGCCGCTGCTGTCCTGCTGCGCCAGGCGCGGCCAGGACAACCGCACGCGCACAGCCGAGAGCTGGGTGTTGCTCAATGCGCGTGAGAATGGATTGTCGCTACGCAGCTCAACGTTGACGGTGGTCTCATTCTCAATCGACGGAATGCCCTGGATGTAATCCTGCTCAACAGTGCCGCGGCGCCACTCCCACTTCACGCCTGGGAAGTTCACGTTGCCGCTGGCATCCATGATTGGCGTATTGTCGAGGTAAATATCTCGGTCGGTGGGTTCGCCGTCGAACTCGCCCTCGCCCACGGCCAGCAGGAGCTTGCCGATGTTCGTCGACTGCAGGCTATCCGGGGCCTCAACAGGCGTTTTCGGCTTGCTGCTGCCGCCCTTGGCGCCAGCGATATCCAGGTGAGCTGCTGCACCCATACTTTCCTCCGGGCAAAAAAATACCGCCCGAAGGCGGTCTGTTCACTGTGTTGGCCCTAGGCCTTGTCTTGTGCCTCGATCGAGGCCGAGATGATCGCCCCGCCCCAGCGGCGCTCGCCGATGCAGATAGGGACAGGGTTGCCGCTGGCGGTGGTGTTGCGAGCGCTGCCGAACGCGTAGGACGGCAAATTCTCAGGCGCGGCGCTCTGGGATAGGCCGCCGGCCTGGGGGCTAAGCGCCTGGATGACTCCGCCGGCGACGTTGGCCGCGCCCGCTGCATACAGGGCGCTTACAGCCGGGCCGGAGAGGAATCCAAAAGGGTTGAAGTAAGCAAGCGCGATAAGTGCGACCCCAAGAACCGTTTGCAGCATTCCCCCACGCTTAGCCCCACTGACAACCGGAACAATTCGGATCTCCCGCACTCCGCCCCGTTCAAATTCTTCCTCCCCGACGTTCTGCCCATTTCTGAAGATGGCAAACCTCATCCCTAAGCTATCCAGTCGTTTCAACTCCTCGTCGAAACCCGGCAGCGTTACGCATAGGGCTTTACACGCATCCTTGAAGTTGCGGACTTGAAGAAGCCTACGGTGCACCCTGCCAAATCGTCTGGCCAAAGACCCGGACAGTTTAATGATGGTCATGGGTTCGTATTGAGCTACTGCCATGTTTCCTCCGAGCATAAAAAACCTCCCGAAGGAGGCTTGATGTTACTGACTCGCTATCCTGCGCACGTCTTCACAACATTGATGATGTTGGCGCCTGGAGCTTGCCATTTGCGGTGAAATCTGTAGATAACCTTAGAGGTCGAAGTACCCGTTGGAGCGATATCTGCAATATGCCAAGGCGACACTGGATCGGGCGCTATCACGCTAAAGCCGCTACCCGACTTCTGAAGAAGGCCGCCAACGCTACCGCCAGTAAGCGAGGTCGACTGCCATCCATCACGAATGCATTCCGCAACCTGCTCGGCCGGCCTGGCCGAAGTCAGAGAAAGCACGGGAGGGGTAGCTCGGACATCAGCCACAGTCGCACACCCCGCCAGCAACATCAGCCCCACCGCACCGATCAGAATTCGCATGTCATCCCTCCCTGAAAACCGGGAATGTACCATCACTTTGCCGCACGGTGACGCAACATCACGCGAGAGGCAGCGGGCGACGCTAATCGTCCAGCGGGCCGCCCCCTTCGCATTCAGGCTATCCTCATACTTTCCAACTATTCACGTAGTCGGTGAGCGCATGTCCGAAGATAGGAAGCGGAGATTTGCCGAGGCCCTGGAGCACTGGGCCATGATGCTTGGCGATTTGCGCGCTAGGGAAAGAGCCGAGGCCATTGCCCAGGTCGTCCAACTTGAGAAAACGCGCATCTCGCGTGCTTATCATGCCAGCGCTCTGGAGAAACATCACGCCGGAAAGCACTGGAAATGATGCAGATGCAAAAAGCCCAGCGCGGGGCTTGGCATTGCGAGAGATCAGCACCAAAATGCTTTAAGGCGTTGGCCGCTCAGTCGACATTTCTATCAGAACCCTTTTTTCCTCAGCGTCACAGGTGATCAAGACAGTTGAGTCCTCAAGAGAAACTCGCGTCACTTTTGCGCCCGGCACATTCACCAACTGCTCTACATGCTTGGGCGGGGAGTTCAGCTGAGCGATGATTTGAGTACTGGCCTCTTCGCATCTCTCAAAAACCATAGGCATCGAGCTTGACTGGGTGATTGCCGATACTGCTCCGGAACAGAAAAGGCAAAGCACCGCAACCACAGAAGATCCCCTTCCCATACTGAGGGCTACTTCCGAAGGCTGAGGGATTACCTCGACCTCGGGATCGGATTTCTTAGTCTGTGGCTCGTCATTCGACTGGCTTTCCTCCTTTGCACCTTCCCGCAGCATCTTTTCCAACGATTCAGCCATGCTGGAGTAGTCCATGTCCTTGATCCTTCGCTGGCGGCATTTGCTCAATGCTTTGAGCAAGCATAGACCGCGAAGGTTTCAGAAACTGGTCGGGCATCCAGCTTGGATAGAAAGCCAGTAACCCGACTGCCTGTTGCCGTAGTAGCGTTATGCCTCCAATGAACCGCCCCGGTCCGTTGCCGGAAAGCCCATGGACTGGGAATCAATGCCTAGGAAGCTCAATGCAGACAATTTTCCCGTATTTTCTCATCACCCGTGATGAAGAGGTCGTAGCGAAAGCTGCAGAAATATCACTGACCGGCGTCGAGGAGGCACGCGGCATTCACGCCTTCTTGGCTGAAATGAAATTCGATCAAGTTCGAGACGCACTGGTTTCGACTGGCAAGGAAGTCGCTTTGATCCAGGCTCACGAGCTGCAATACATCCATGCGCTCGGTGACTTGGCCAGGCTGTTCGGGCACCTCAATCGAGTGCCGTCCCGCTAAACAGCAATTCTCCGTTAACTACCTCAATTCGACTGCCTTCACTGAGGCTATAAGGGCCGCTGAGCACATACTCAGCGCGCCCGTCCTGAACATCGAGCTCAACTGGTTCGCGATCAGGGACTTTGCGGAGATGCCCACGCCAGGCGATGACTGGCTTATACGGATCATTGCTGTGCATATTCACTCCTGCGGCTCAGCCGCTTCATTTCGCGTCTTGATGACGCAATACGAGGCGCGCCCGGTCGAGCCAGGGGCCGCCGAACACGATGATTTCTGATGGCCTGCCGAGCAGGTGGTGCAGCATGAAGGGACCAGACCCGAAGAATTGGGCCTGCTCCTCGGGCAGCTGTGCGTCGGCGCCCAGGTAGATGCCGGCATGGTTTGGGTGCGCAGTGCGCCCCACTGCCATGACGATCATATCGCCGCGCTGCGGCTGGCTGACCTGGTAGAAGCCAGCTGCCTCATAGGCCTGCTCGTAAAGGCTCGGGCCGTCTGCCTGCTCCCACCATCCCTCCTCCCGGGCATAGACCGGAAACTCCAGGCCCCACTCCCGCTTGTACCAGTCGGCGCAGACCTGCCAGCAGTCCCATGCGCCGTGCACGAACGGCCGCCCCAGCAGAGGCGTGTGTCCGGTCGGGGTGATGCTCCGCAGATCGCCCTCCGGCCACGACAGGATGTACCAGGGCAGACCGGTGGCCTCGCACATAGCCAGGTCGCGCGGTGACGGCCTGCTAGTAGCGTCAGGGTGTGAGTGCACGATGCCGATCACCTCGCCCTGGTCTTCCGCTTCAGCATACTGCTCCGGCGAAATCCGGAACTCTTCAGCAGGGTCGGCGGAGGCGTTTTCACACGGCATATACCTGTGGGAGCGGCCAACAGCGATGATCAGCCCGCAGCACTCGCGCGGGTAATCCGCAGCAGCGTGCGCTTGCACGGCGGCGAGGATGTGTTTGCGCATGGTCAGCTCCGCGCGATGAGGGAAACGGCCGGGAAGCCACCGAAGGGCAGTTGGTTGCCTTGGCCGTGACGGACAGTGCATCCGGTGTCGAGGCAGCCATTACACTGGTCCTTGGCCGGGTCGTCCGTGGGGTTGCCGTCGAGGTCGAAGTAAGGTCCGGTGTATCCGCAGTTGGGGCCGCGGTAGCCGGCGGTCATCGCCCAGTGGCATAGCTGGGTCATCTGCCGGCCAATCGTCTCTCCGCCAACATCGCCGGGGCTGGCCAGCTCCCACGCTACCGTGGTGCCGTTCTCGGACACCTTTTGATCGATATACCAGACCTCGATCGCTTCCTCGGTCGGATCAGCCTCCGGGTTGCCTGCGGGGAAATTTGCAGCATCCAGATAGCGCGCCATCGTATGGCGCATGGTCAGCTTGAATTCGAGCAGGTTGTCGAAGGCAAGGCACAGCGCCGTGATCCTGCCGTTGACGTTGCCAACGGTTAGCGTGGGTCTCACCGCGGTGCCGTCCGAGTTCGCCTCGATGCCGTCAATCTGCATCGGCCAGGCGCCATACTCGTTGCCCTGCCACCAGATTGACTTGGCCGGCAACTGATCGGCATTCGCGCCGGCTGCCGCCAGCTCTTCTGGGGTATGCGGAATTGCATGGCCATGGAACCGCAGCATGTCGGCACCGAAGTCCGAGCCATCCAGCTCGAATAGCAATACTTCGCTGCCAGGCTCCAGGGTCTGGATGTCCTTGATCAGTGACATACTGGTTCCTTATGGGTGAAAGGCCCGCTCAAAGGTGGCGGCAACCTTGAAGCGACCGCCGCCGACCGGGGTAGGCTTGGGATCTTTGCAGGTGAACAAACCCAGATCGCCAAGCGGAGTGGTCCATAAAAAAGCTTTGGCCCCGCCATGCTTATCGAAGAACTCCATGATCTTGCGAACCTGAGCCTTCGTGCCGGTAACCGTGATGGGGTAGCTGTCTTCCTTGTTATTGGGTCCGTCGCCGACGACCTGCCGGTACCCGCCGCCGAAGCGTGACTCGCGGGTCCGGTAGCTGATCTCCGGCGTTTCCCCGCGCTGGGTTGGCCAGCTGAATTTTTCGATGGCCATCAGCGCCTCCCGCTGGTATTGCGATGGCTGACGCCACCTGGACGCCATGAGTCAGCGACCGCCTTCTCGGCAGCCATCTGCATTTGCTTCTGCATGTTCTGCTGGAGCAGCGCTTGATCAAGTTGCATGCCCTCGCTACTCCTGTCCTCCACCACCATGCTAACGGGCGCGGACACGCTGATCGCCGTTCCGCCGCCACCGCCGCCAACCGCCATCACTCCAAGCTGGCCGCCCGCCGTTCTCGTAAGGGGCATGACAGCCTCGTCACCAGCCTCTCCCATCACTCCCAGCTTGCCGCCGGCCATGCCAAAAGCGGTCGGAGTGCTCACGATGGAGTTGGTGAAGGCGCCACCATTGGCGAATAGCTGAACGCCGTTCGACCAAGCGCCACCCAACGCCTGCGGGAAGTAGGCGCTGGAATAGCCGGCCTGCGACGCGCCAAGGTTGGACGACACCGCGCCTGCAGACCCTGCCTCCATGCCGTTACCGGTGCCACCGCCGAAATAAGCGGAAGCAGCCGACACGCCCCAGCTCACCAGACTTCCCAGCAGCCCAGAAGCAGCCTGCTGTGTCGCGATGCGCGCCATATCTGCCAGCACCGATTTGGTGAAGTCCGCGAACGAGAACTTGCCGGTCATGGCGAAGTTCACAACCGCATCCTCCATCGAGCTGAACGCATTCGTGAACAGGGACCTCGTCTGCCCGGCGACATCCCGGGCCTGCTCCAGGTAGTTCTGGAAGGCCGACGACGCCCCCTTGCGCCAGTCGCCCTGGGCGGCCGTCATCTGGTCGTAGTTGGCTATGGTGGTTTCTTGCAGGTCCTTCTCGGTCTTGCTCAAGGCCGCCAGCTTCTGGTTGTACTCATCGAGGCTCATGCCGCGGGAGCCGTCACCGTACTGGTTGGCAAGGTCCAGGCGCTGCTGGTTCATCCGATCAGTGATGCCGTTCTGCTGATCCTGCAAGCCGCGCTGGCGATCACCGAGCCCAAGGCTGGCGGCGGAGCGCTGCCCCTGCTGTCTCAGCGCCAGGACCTGCTGGTCGAGGGCGTCGGTGTAGGTCTGCACAGCCCTGGCCTGCTTGGCCAACCGGCCTTGCTCATTGGTCGCCAGCACCGAAAGCTCGGTATCGGCGTCCTTCTGTGCCTTAACCATGGCCGCGCGGGCATCGGCGATTTTCTGGTCGAGCTGGATTCGCTGTTGGGCGCTGGTACTGCTTCGCCCCTTGGCCTCCTCCAGCGCCTTGATCTCTGCCTCGTAGGCGTTCGTGACCTCGGCCTTCTGCTGCTCGATGATTGCGGCTCGCTGGGCGGCGTACGACTCCCGGGAGATCAGGCCGGCCTTCTGCGCCGCATCCAGTTCCTTCTGGTGGTTCTTGTACTCGGCCAGGATGGCGCTCAGTGCGTTCTTCTGGTCGTTGAAGCCTGAGAGGTCGACCGACCCTGTGCGACCGGCAGGGTCCTTGAACTGCTTGGCGATGTCGGCCTGAACACGGGCGATGTTCTCGGGCTTCAGGCGCTCGTCGTTCGGGCTGACCTTGCGGATCGCCTCCAGCGACTTGTTGTACTCCTTCAGCGCATCAGCGCGCTTCTCGGCGTTGGTCCTGGCAGACTTTTCCAGCGCATCGATCTTGCCGATTGCAACGATGGCTGCCTGCTGGCGCTGAACATCCAGCTCGCGGGCCCGGGCAATCGCCTGCTGTGTGTCGCGCTGCTGAATCAGACCTTTCAGCTCAAGGCTGGCGTTGGTGAGCTTCTTCTGGGCATCGATATCGTCAGCGTCGGCATTTACAGCGCTCTGCGCCGCGGCGACCTGGCGTTGCATGTCGACGATCCGACTCGCGATGTCCTGATCCCGACCAACGTCATTGAGTGCATCGACAGTGGCGGCCACCTCGCCTTTCAACGACTTCCACCCGCGCTCCCACAGCGACAGGTTCTCGGTGACCTCCTTGCTGCGGTTCCTGATGGTATCGACGTAGGTATCGGTGAGTAGCTTGGTCGCCCCGATGGTGTCGCCCTGCTCCTTCAAGGCAACGATCTGCGAGTAGGTTGCAGCGGTCAGGAAGTTGTACTGCTCGTTCAGGTCCTTGGCAGCCGCTACCGGGTCCTTGCCGATCTTCACGAACTCGGCCACCGTCTCCTCGACCGCCTTGCCGGTGGCAGAGCGCCACTCCAGGGTGGCCTCGGTGATCTCGACGAAGCTGTCGGAAGCGATCTTGCCGCTACCGGCCAGTTGGGTGAGCACTTCAGCCGCGGCACCAGTGGTGCCGACGGTCGCGGCGACCTGGCGCGCCATTCCCGACATCTGGTCCGCCGTCGTGCCGGCGGCATTGCCAGTCTTGATCAGTTCCTTCTGGAAACCGATCGCCTCCTCGCTGCCGGAGTAGTAGGCGTAACCCAGCACGCCAACTGCTGCGGCGGCGACGGTGAACGGGTTCACTAAGCCTGCCACATAGCCGCCCAGCGCCTGAACCGCCGGCCCAATGCCGCCGAACATATCCTTGAGCTGCCCGCCCTGCTGCAGAAGAACCGTCAGCGGCGCCTGGCCACCCTGCAGGGACACCACGATATCGGTGAACTGCGCCGGCACGCCGCGCAGCGCGGCAGCCGTTGCTTTGGCTGTCATGCCCGTCTTGTTCAGCGCGGTGTCGGCGCCGCCCAGGGCGGTACGCGCTTGGTCGATCTTCGCTTGGTACTCGCCGAATGTCTCCGCATCGAGCGCGCCACTGGCGCGGAAGCCCTTGAGCTTCTGTTCCATCTGGTCCAGACGGCTCATTGCTGCGACAGTCGGGTCAATCTTGCCCAGCAACTCCTCGAGCGCCTGGCCTTCTTCCCGATGCGCGCCGGCGGCCTTCTTCGCCGCCTCCGCCTGGCGCTCTTCTGTGGCGATGAGGGCCTGGGCCCGGCTATTGATGGACGCTTGACGACTGGCGCTGTCCGACAATACAGCGTTAGCCTGGGCAGTTACCTCGGCACTCTGCTCGGTTGCCCGGTTGAGCGATTGAACGTACTGGCTGGCCTCCAGCGAGGCCTTGGCCACGGCCAGAATCCTGGCCTGCTGCTCGTCGGCGGATTCAGCGGCGCGCCGGCCAGCCTGGGCACCGGCATCAGTGGCGGTGGTGAGCGCCTCCTGCACCTTACC